GATAAGCGTAGTGCTTCAACCCCCAAAGTTTCTAGCATAGATGGAAGATGTTCTTCCGCTATAACTTTGCGTTTTTGCTTTAAGGAAGACAGTTCCTGCTCAGTGGCACTTACTTGTTCTTCTAGCTCGACCAAGGACTGGCTTAGTCGGATAACAGATTCCATATCAATAGGTCTCTGTGATTCTGTTTCATCTGTTGGAAACAGTTCGGGCTCGATTGAATCAGATTCAACGAGCAATGGGTCTACATTGTTCATAGTTTATTTAGTTCTTTTTTACTTAGTTTAATAGGTTCTTCGTTCGTAGCCAAGTAACCTATGCGAGAGTAGCCAGCTATGTCAACCCAATTATCTCGTTTATTTGAGTTCATTTGCCGAGTAATTTTTAAGGCGATCATAGCGAGCGATACTTGATTAGGGGTTACTGTAGTTTCGAATATTACAGACCACATAGTTGCGAGTCTTTTTAACTCAACTCTACAATCTCCATAATCATTTTGTCTATCTCCAGTTGTGATCTGAAGAGCTTCTTCTAGTATATCCATAAATTAACACCAAGTTGGTCCAACATCCAAGTCAGCCACGACTGGAACTTTTAGAGTGATTGCTTCTTCCATAATCTTACCAAGCGTTTCAGCTTCTTTTTGGGTTTCAACCATAGCATTGATTTCGTCATGCACAGGAAGACGAAGGTCAAATCCTTCCTCATACGCCAACACCATAGCAAGTTTTGCTTGGTCAGCTGCAGAGCCTTGAATAAGACGGTTAAGAGCCTTACTGACAAACGCCCTTTGTAAGTTACCAGCTCGATCTTTATATTTTTGTTTTGCTTGTTCATATCCTTTCACTGGCTTCTCTCCAAACTCTGGTGTCCAGAAGTCGAAGTGAGCTTTCCTGCCCAGTATTGTCTTAATCTCGCCTTTCTTCTTTGCTTTGAGCATTACATTGTCAAATAATATACGAAGGAAGGGAGCTTTAGCATTAAATTTTTCTGTAACCAATCTACATTCTTCTTCTCCTATGCCGAGTTGTTCAGCCATTTTCTTGTTGCCCATGCCGTAGCTGATGCCAAGGCATAACATTTTACAAGTGTCGTAGGGTAGACCAGTTTCTTTTTCAAAGAATGTGTATAACTTTTCTCCTTTAGTAAAAGCTTCCAGTGCTTCTTGTGATTTAGATAGAGGCTTACCTGTGTTGCTGTCGCCTACAAGAGCGTAGTGCACTTGCAGTCTAGGTTCTTGTGAGCTGTAATCTGCCTTGCACCAGAGCGTGTTTGGCTCGGCAATGTATAGAGAGCGAATCTTCTTACCAATGTTTGAACGCTTTGGCACTTGTTGCATATTAGGGTTACTTGATGACAGCCGTCCTGACCGTGTGCCACCCTGTTCAGATGCAGTTTGCCTGAAGTCTGCGTGTATTCTACCGTTGTAACTTTGTTTTAGTATGATGTCTTCAATGAATACTTTGCGTAGCCTGTTGATACTACGAGCTTCTTGAACTTCTTTTAGTATTGGGTTTGTAGAAGCATTTAGAAAATACTTGTCTACCGAGTAGTTACCTTTCTCTGTTCTGGGTACAACAATACCTAGCTTTGTTTCACAATATTCTCCGAGTTGCTGAGGAGACCATATATCTAAACTTCCGAAGTTAGTAGATAACTCTGCCTCTCTTCGTTTAAGTTCGTCATTGTATCTGCTAGCTTCATCTAGATCAACTGGTACACCTTTGAGTGTCATACTCAGCAACACTTTAGTTACACGGCATTCTAGTTCCCATACTTGCGTTAGGTTTTCTTTTTCAAGTATAGGTTTTTGTTCTTGGTAGACATCCCAAGTATTGCGTGCGTCAATCTCGGCGTATTGCCCAACATGTCTAGCTGGTAGTTTCCACATACCACCCTTAGGGTCAACACCGTAAGCTTTAGCAGCTTCGATTAGATGCTCTTCGTTTTTAGGTCTGTTGAGATACTTTAAAGACAAACTGTTTAGCGAGTAACTAAACTGTTCTTCGTCAATTAAGGCTTCAGCGACTTGTATATCTCTGACTGTGCATCCAATAGAGATTCCAAGCGTGTGTAGCCAGCCCAAATCATATAGAGCGTTAGCAAAGAGAATACAATTAGCGTTGTTGATTTGATTTTTAACATAAGATATTACGATTTCTTTAGAAAGATTATCCCCACCTTGATGAGCAAAGGGGAGATACAGTGTGTTGTTTTTATCTGCTATTGCAATACCAACAACATAACCTTCATTTCTTTTATATGATGGACCGTATTGTTTTAAGTACGGGTCATAGGTTTCTAAGTCAATTGCAATCTCACCTGAGAGAGTCGGCAGTTCAGGTGGTGCTCGCCAAGTGGACTTAGGTTCTAAGTTACTTGGTATGTTGAATGCGGGTTTCTCGCTTCTTGGTATTGTTAGTAAATCTAGTTGCATATGAAATTGGCTGCCTACCAATAAAGGTAGACAGTGTATTTAGGAAGGAAGTGCTTAGATCGTAGCGGAGTACTTGCAGAAGCTGCGTGACTGGACTTGAAATGCCTTATTCGCCTAAACCAGTTTACTGCTTGTACTGGCACAAGATGGTTTCAGCCCTCGGGAGTCACCATAAAATTCTTTAAATCCATCTTTTGTTAACGGGAAGGTTTCTGAAGTTCCTTTAACAGTAAATGTAACGAGTCTCTTAGTTTTTGGATAAGCACACATAACCAGCGTTTTAGTGTGTTGCGATTCTTTACCGAGTACACTTTCGACTTTAGTGTGCCAAGCTTTTTGCATAGGACGGAGATTTGTTGTTTCATATTTAGTTTCTATAAGATAAGTAGTTTGTGGTGTTATTATTAGTAAGTCAGGAACACCGTTTCCTGTTGTTGTTTCGATACGCTGCACTACAACTTGTCCGTTAGTAACGGCATAGAATTGTTTTCTAAGCCAAGTTGAAAATGCTGCTTCGTTTTTCATAAAGGTATGATGTCATCAATGACTTCTTGTAGTCCCCTTGTCAACTCTGTTAATGTGAATGTGTATTCAGACCACCTAACGGATAAATAAGATTCAATAGTTTCTTTGAACACAATACCATCTCTTGTTTCTAAGAATGACAAATCTTCTAACATGTCAATAGCGTGTTTTGCGATGTCTGTTGGTTCAGCTTGCCACATATCTGCAGGATCAATCTCTTGCTTGAAGTCTCTGAGATATGTCATACGGATTCTGTCCATCTCATCTTCTTGAAGGCAATTGAATAACACATCGTCGGCTATTTCATCATAAGTGGCGGGTTCATCATCTACAGGATCTTTTGTTTTTTTTGAAGAATACCAACTATTGTCCATGTCCCAGCTCAACTGATCTGTATAACTATAACCAATCTTACCAGAAGTTGTTGAACTGTATGACTTAGTTGAATACTTAGGTTTGCTAACTTTATCAAAATGTTTCTTAAACTTTTTGATCTTAGTGTAGTTGTTTGATGCAGAGCGAATGCTAGATCCGTGAAGGACATCGAGAGCCTGCTTGATTTGGTTTGGTTTGTAGTCGGATGACAGGCTCTCGTATGCACTTTGTAACTTAGGGTCTGCTTGGATTACATCATCGGGGTTTGTATCCCCATGCGAATCCCCGATGGTTAGTCGCAAATGCAGATCTAAGTCTTCAGGTTTGTTACAGTGACCTACTGTAAAGTGCAGTCCTTCACGGTCTAGTTCGTCTGAGTGGTCAGTCCCTGATTGAAATGCGGAACTGCTGCAGTGGTGGTGCACAGTTCCAAACATTGTATCAGGAAAGTTCTTACGCTCTTTAGCAAAGAACTCTGAATCTGGATCAGACTTCACGGTCATACCATTGGTAATCTGTGGAGGAATCCAGAATGACCACGCACTTCCTTTTGTGTCTAAGTCATAGTATAGAAATACTAGGGTCTCTGACTTAAATTCTTCGTAGCTTATAACACACCAGTCAATGATGTCTTGCCACATCTGGAAGGGGATAGGATCACCCTTCCAGACGGGCTC